CTGCCTATACTGGGGGCCTCATCCTGTAGTACTATATCGTTGCGAGTGCCATACAGGCTTTGTTTTTCTTTGCTCCACTCCTCCCAATTATTTTCCTTTGAAACTTCCGACACTATCTTTCTGGGTCGCCCTCTCTTTCGCGTTCGCCGTAGAAATTCTGGTATCTCCAGTAAGTCGTTGCTATATGTCATGGTACGTTTTGTCTCCATAAAACAGGGTTATCTCATCGCCTTCATTGATAATGTCGCACGGTAACAGGTATCTAACTTCTACAACTGGTCCGTTCTTAGTGTTATCTCGCGTTCCCAACAGAGCCCACGAAAGATTAAAGGACACCACAGCTTCTATGTTTTTTAGAACAACCTTATCCTCCTGAGTTACACAGTTAGGCGTGTCACTGTGATTAATAAACGCACCCAACGCTGTTCGCAGCCATCCTAAAACTGGATGATGTATGTGGGTAACTGCGGTTGTCATAGCTAGTAGATCTCGTGTTGCAAATAAGCCTAATCCATTTATGTTGGACTTGTCAATGGTAAATCCTTCTGGCAATGCTCTTTTGTTCATGCGGTATACCTTGCTGTCTTAGTGTCAAGTGTACAATGGATCATGCCGTGCCAGCCAGACAGTTTATTTTTAACTATATTCAAATGCCGCTGTGCACTTCTTTCATCCTCTCCCTCAATCGCAGGGTTCTTAGCAATTAGTATCATCAGATCTGCTTCCGCAGCCTTGCCCGTCTTACTGCCCTCCATCATAGCTTGGTTAAGTGTTACCTTACCCTCTGCCTCTGCACTTAGCTGTGACATATAAAATATGGCACAGTTATGCCGCTTGGCTATCTGTCTAGCATGAATGACATTGGCCTTAAGCACCTCATCCATGCGAGCCTGTCCCTGTGCAGAGGCAAACTTATCTCCCATGTCCAGTATAACTATGTCGGGCTTGTAGGATTTGCAAACGCTGTCCACCCACGCCATGTTTCTGCCGGTAACATCCTTAAAAAAGATGTGGTCAGTAATCTTTTTGTATTCGTCAATTACAAGATCTGGTCGAGCGCACACCTCATCTTTATCTACGTTTGTACAGGCTGCTACATAACGCATGACAACTCGTGCTGAAGATTCCTCGTTGCACAACACCATACATTTAGCACCTTGACTTGCGAAGCCACCCGGTGACGCCACTATGCTGGCGTGAAAGGATGTCTTACCTGTGTTGGACCGGGCACCTACTTCAATAAGATGACCAGCACTTACTCCCTCAATCTTTTTTTGCAGAGAGGGAATGTTAAATTTCCAATGCGTTTCCAAACTGTTTTGTGCAATAATATTTTCGAGAGAAATATCGTCCCACTCCACGCGCACGTTAGGCATAAAGTCATCCGTATATTTCTCAAGCAACTGCCGTAATGGTTCCAATGAAGTAAGAGTACCATTCACACAGTCAAAACCTATGTTAGCAATCTCTTCACCTATAAACTGCTGAAACAATTTAGACAACACTTCTTGTGCTACGTCTACACCCAACGGCTTTTCCTGTTTCAACTTATTGAATACCTCACGGTACGTTTCCTTCTGTGCAGTGGTCATGGAGGGATTGTCCACCATAAACAGTGCTTCCATCTCGTCCGGTGTAACCGTGCGATCATACCGTGCTATGGCTGCATCAAGCGCGCATTTAATTTTGCGTACATCTTTACTGAAAAGATTATCGGGGCATTGTACTCCTCTGTATTCATCATAAAACTCTTTATTCATAAGGGATCGAACAAGAGCCAGTTCCATATTACATTCTCCTCACCTGCTGACCAGACGTAAGCTCTGCATGTCTTGCGGATTTTGGTACTTCAAATCATCTCCTAACTTTACCACACTAACCTGCGAATGTACAGCACGCAAGTCTCGTGCAATGTTTAGCGTCTTTCTCAGCGCGTCTGGATCTAAAGCAACAACTAACTTTTCATACTGCGTCAGGACTTTCTTGTGTGCATCCTGTAAGGACGTGCCTAACAGTGCAACTCCTGTGTAACTATTTATTTTTCCTACCACCGTTGCACTGATAGCGTCCTCAACAATAACAGCAATTGATCCAGAGCCATAGGTATATGGCAGACTGGAGTCTCCGTAGCGTTTCCACTTTGGTGTGCGGCCAGCTAAAGATCGCCCAATGCCATCCACTAAAGTTTTATCTCGGTATACAGGAAACACTACACGATGTTCTTTAGCATCATACAGCGGGTGAGGCATCATGTTCTCAAGCGCCCACCTAGTTATGAACTGTTGAATGTCGGCGTGCCGTCTAATTGGAACGATGTATTCAGGTCTTTGCCACACCTCCTCGACACGCTCTTTGGGTTTAATTTTATTTCGTATATCTTCCGCATTTAAGAATGTGGGCGCACCACCTTGCACATAGCATCCTGCTTTGTAGCAATTCCATACCAGCATTCCATTTTTATTTGTAACGGTAAATGTTTTGTCTCCACCACAGACAGGGCAGTCACATCTGTGAGTTGCTTCGTTTGCTACTTCCAAATCATCTACGAAATCTCTTACATTCACTTGCCATAACTCCTTCGCTGAGCCAAAGCAGAATTGGCACTGGCATATGTGTGTGTCAAGTAGGGCTTAACACTCTGCGGATTTGCATGGCCTGTGACCGACATGATTTGTCCCATCGATACGCCCGCATCATTCATCTGTGTAGTTCCTGTGCGTCGTAAATCCATGAGCCATAATTCTGTTGGCAGACCAGCCGCTATTATAACTTGCCTACTTAACTTAGATAGACGTTGTTTTGTGTAGGGAATAAACTCTCCCCCACTAGGCATAATCATGGGAGCTACATACTTTTGAAAGCCAAAGTCCTCATGCTGCTGTACAAGCATGTTACTTAGTTCGTCAGATATGGGAAGGCTCACCGCAGCCCTACGCTTAGACTGCTGTAAGTCCAACCGCTTTGCATCAAAGTTAATGCTCTCCCACTCCAGTGTTCTCATGTCGCCCAGTCTTTGTACCCATTCATACGCCATCTGTGCAATAAGACCTATGTTACGCCACCGCCATTCGCCATACGCCGTGTCAAGGAATTGCAGAACATGCTCATGTTGCCATACAACCTTACGTTGTATAGGTGTTTTCCTCTTGACATGAGCGAAGGGATTAAACGTGACATACTCTCTGTCTATGGCGTAGTTGTACAGAATGGATGCCGCAGCGCACACATGATTAGCATATGGTATTCCCTGCTCCACCCATTTTTCATAGGCCAGCTTAGCCCGTCGAGTAGTAACGTCAGAAATCCTAGCATCTTCAAGGGTTTGCACCATGCTGTTAAGAAAATACTTGTAGTCCGTTTTAGTATGTTCACCCAGTAGAGAGAAGTTACTACTGTTGTAATAATCACACAACAATAAAGATAATCTACTACCCTTACGAACATCTAGAATCTTCTCTTGACTTTCTCTCCACTTGTCTATCGCGGCGTTGTATAGGCGAGCAGTTTTCTTAGCGGCAGACAGGTCATTTCCAAGCTCGACTCGTGCAACTATACCGGCATCCACAAACTTTTGTGGTGGGTTAAATCGGTACACCCTTGACCCATTTGCTAGTTTGCGTGCTTGTGTAAATCTAGGTAGCTTCATGCAGATACCTCCAACAAACGGGAAACAACTTAGCACATTCACTAGCTATAATCTCAGCAATATCCCTTGTTTCTTTTTGCGTGTCTGGCTGCAAGCGTAAAGCACAGACACGGCTAAATGCGTAGAGGCTCCCCGTCCAATACCATTCGGTATATGTGCTTAACGGCAACACCATTCGTGCCATCTCTGGTGCGATACCCATTTGTATCATGGTTTTATAGTTGCGTAAAGCTACATCCTGAAATGGTTTCACATCGTGTGCAATAGTCTCGTCGGAACTACCCTGCTTCTTGTCAGCAGCAGCCAGTCGCCATTCGGTAGGTGTGTAACATTCCGGTGTGTCACTCACATACCTGCGACTTATCTCATTCCAAACCATTCCAACTTGATGCTTACTTAATTGTCTTGCAATAAATATGGGGGCCTTGATGTAGAAGGTCACAGAGGTATGGGCAAACGGTGTCCAGTGCCCATGCTCCGCTAGATA